ACAACCTTGTACTTGTTTCAAAATTTACTGCTGATACTCTCGTTGCTAACGGATGGATTACAGACGATAATCCTAAACACTACCACAAGCTCACTATCACTTTTGACAAGAGCGTTGAAAAGAATTATTGCCAAGTTGAGATTAGATTAAAACTCTTGCAGGAATAAACATTTTTATTAACTTTGAATCATTAACTAAATTATATAACGATGACTAAAACATCTATTGTCAAGGACATTAAGTCCGCAGGAGAGCCGTACAACGGTCAGTATGGAACACTTTATGGGTTCTATGTAACATTTGAAAATGGAGATAATGGTAAGTACAACTCCAAAGACCCGAACCAAAACAAGTTTGAAGTAGGTCAAGAGGCTACTTACGATTACATCCCAAGAGAGTACAATGGTAAGACCTACTACACGGTCAAGCCTGTTAACCCACAATACGCAAATGTAGCACCCTCTGGTAGCACATCTGCTCCAAGTGGTACACATACCTCTAAAGACGAATCAATCATTCGCCAAACGGCTCTAAAAGCAGCAGCCGAGATTGGTGGAACACCGCAAGTTGTTATTGCGAATGCACAACTCTTTGCTGATTGGGTAATGAAGAAAGGCGCAGCCCAAGCCACTACAACTCATCAGCAACACTTTCAAGGTAGAGAAGAACCTCAACCTGTAGCGGATGGTTTACCATTCTAAAGAAAGACCACGAGATAGGGGCATAGCCCCTTCTCTTTTTTTTATTTAATAATTTCTAAAAACCAATGCTAATGCAAGTTAAAGAAACGAAGAACTACGAGATGTTCTCAACTATTGATGGCAACCGCCCAAAAAATCAACTCCATTTGATTAGACTAAAAAAATCAATGGAGGAACAATTACTGGTATCGCCAATTATTGTTAATGAGAAGTATCAAGTAATTGACGGTCAACACCGACTACAAGTAAGTAGTGAGCTTAATTTACCAGTACGATATATTGTTTGTAATGGCTATGGTCTCAATGAGGTACATAGATTAAATCAAAATTCAAAGAATTGGGCAACAATAGAATTTGTTCAAGGCTATGCGGATATGGGGTTAAAAGAATATCAGTATCTTTTGGATTTTAGTGAAAGACACAATTTCACCATCACTCAATCAGTAACTTTGTTAGCAAACAACGGTGGAGATAGACTGAAGCAAATACAAAAAGGTAAATGGGTTGCTACATATAAGGAGCGTGGTGAGACTGTTGCAAATTGGATAAACATTCTTAAACAGATGCATCAAGGACATCCGCAAAAAGGTTTTTTTCAAGCAATGATACATTTATACAATAATGATAATTTTGATTTTAGCAAGTTAGTATCCAAATTAAACTTACAACCTACTGCACTTGTGCCTTGTGTTAACAAGCCACAATATTTAGATTTGATTGAAAGTATATATAATTATAAAAGCAGAGAGAAATTGAATCTCCGCTATTAACTATATTAGGGGGGCGCACTTGCGCTCCCTTTTTAACTTAAACCAACTATGTCAAAAATATCTTATGCCGATGTGTTCGGTAAACTTGACGATGTCCGAATGGGCAAAGTCAAAGAAGGTCTCAAGTTCGGGCAATGGAATTTAGACCAACACCTGCGCTTCAAGCGAGGTAATTTCAATGTAGTATTAGGACACGCAAATGTTGGTAAGACCTCCGTGATGTTGTACCTAATGTTATTGCAGACCATAGTCAACGATGTTAAGTGGCTCGTATTCAGTTCCGAGAACACACCTGTATCTATCGCAAAGAAGCTATCCGAGTTCTTCTTGGGTAAACCCATAAATAAGATAGATGAAGATGAGTTCCAGATGGCTCTTGATTTAGTACAACGCTACTTCATTATCATTGACTCCGATAAGAAGATGTACACTTACAAGGATTTAATTGAGGAGGCTACAGATATTTATTATGAAGAGGGCTTTGATGGATTCTTGATTGACCCTTACAACTCATTGGTAAAGGACAAAGAGATGTTCAAAACACTTGGCGGTCACGAGTACGACTATGAGGTGAGTACCCACTTTAGGAATTGGGCAAAGCAACACAATGTAAGTATCTGGCTTAATGCTCACGCAGTAACCAATGCTTTAAGAATGAAGCACTCCGCAGGACACGAGTATGCAGGTCACCCTATGCCACCAAGCGCAGCAGATATTGAAGGTGGAGGTAAGTTTGTAAACCGAGCTGATGACTTTGTAGTGATACATCGTTATATTCAGCACCCTACAGAATGGATGTACAACCAAGTACACATACGCAAGGTGAAAGAGGTGGAGACAGGTGGTAGACCAACTGCTTTAGATGAGCCTATTAGATTTAGGAGTATACCAGACAATGTAGGTTTTGAGATTCACGGAGAGAATCTTATAGGAAAGAAAGAAAAAGAACAATCCAAAATGCCTTTTTAAGATGGATGAACTAAAAGAAGAAGATTACAGATGGGTAAGAGGGGGTAGTAAGAGTATAGCCCTCTTATGGTTAAGACAAAAGAATCAAGACCTAATGCAGATTGCCAATGCTCTTAAACCTCAAGACACAAGCAATGAGTATGAGATGGATATATTCATTGACCTCATTAGTATCTACTCTGCTATAGATGCCTCCATAGGTATGGTAGAGGATGTGCAGCAGATGGTATGGGCAGCAGAAGCAAAGAACGCTGACCTTAAGCTAACGATACGCAACCTTACAAGAAAGATTAACGCTTACGAAGAGCGATTTGATAACCTTAACGAACACCTCAAATGAGAGCAACCGTACTACAGTTACAAGAAGAATACGACAACTACACAACGCACCATAAGATTACAAAGACCAGAGAGCAGCGCAATGTAATGGCAAGGTTTGCTTTTATGGTAGCGGCACGGGATTTGTACACAACGCTTGAGATTGCGAAAGTGGTACAGAAGAACCACGCAGTTGTAATACACGCAACTAAAGGACACGATATGAACTTAAAGTTTGATAGAAACTATATGAGGTTCTTCAACCAATGTTGTGCGATTATGGACAAGCTACGAGGCTCACAGGAGGAAGGAATGGATTGGGGACTGACCAAGCAGAATGCCCTACTCACGGAGCGGTTGCAAAAAACTCGTGAGGAGTTGTCAACAACTCGTGAAAAGTTGTATCTTATGGAGCAAGAAATCAAGCAATTACGAAAAGAATATGAACTTTGCGATTGACATAGCTCCCCTTGCAGGACTTTTAATAGGTGTCAACTATTGGAACTCCGAGATGAATGACGATTTTGAGAACCCCAAGTACCACTCCTTGCAGTTGTGCTTCGGGGTTTTTGCTATTGTAATTACTTGGGCAACCGAGAGAGAGGAATGACAGTATTAGACCTTCTTGCGGGATATCATACCGAATGGCTAAAGATGGCTCATAAGTTTGGTGCAGGAGACTATGCCGAAGACATTGTCCAAGAGATGTACATACGGCTCAATAAGTATGTTAGCGACCCAGAGCGCATTATGTACAAGGGTCAACCTAACAAATTGTTTGTATGGGTTACCCTTCGCAATATGACAAGGCAGTTCCAGAACAAGAAAGACTTGATGGTGTACACGGGTGATATGGTAGATTACGATATTGCAGAGGAAGAGTACGATATGGTTGAGGCTCAAGGCTTTGAGAAAATCATAGACAAGGTCTGGGAGATTATGGAAGGTCAACATTGGTATGACCAAAAGATGTTTGAGATATACCACACTACAGGTATGTCTATGAGAGATATAGAAAAAGAAACAGGCATTAGCCTTTTCTCAATTTTTGATACATTAAAAAAATCTAAAGAGTATGTCCGAGAAAAAATCCAAGAAGACTACGAAGACCTCCAAAACGGTGAAGCCGAGCGCATCTAAAGGTTTAGGAGATGACATTGAAAAATTCACAAAGGCTACAGGAATCAAGAAAGTAGTAGACACCTTTGCTGAACTCACAGGTATTGATTGTGGGTGTGATGCTCGTAAGGAGAAACTCAATAAGTTGTTCCCAAAGAAGACTCAACCCCTATGTTTAGAAGAGGGAGAGTATACAACTCTCAAAGAGTTCTTCAAGGAGTTCAATGGTAGAGAGTTGAGACCTCGTTATCACGAGGCACTATCAAGAATACACTCCAGAGTATTCCAACATAAATTCTATATCCCTTGTACTTGTAATCCTAAAGAATGGAAGAGACACATAGACGATTTAAGCAAGGTGTATGGAGAATACGAAAGTAAGTAAGCTGCTACTTGTATACCTATGGACTCAAGGTCATAAGGTAAAGGAGTACAAAGAGGCTGAAGGCATCACAACGGTACACGACACAGACGAGTACAAGTTTGATGTTAGTGGCAACTACGGAGGCTTTCGTGTAGAGTACACACATAATAGATTCTCATTCTATGATGGGGACAAGAAACTAAAAGACACAGACCTTAATGAGCTCCGATAGCCTAAACACATATCTCAAGAAAGGATTGAATCAATCCGATGAAAGAACTGACCATTGCATCTCTATAGGTAAAGATGGTGAGGAGTTGTTTAAGGCTCTTACAGGAGCAGTCAAGTCCGAACTTGAAGATGACAAGAAGCACATTGATTTCTATTGGGGTGATAAGCTCGTAGATGTCAAGGGACTCAAGCCGATGCATAAGCACGGATTTATTCTTCTGGAGTTTCTTAATGTGTGGGGTTATCACGGATGGTGTGCTAAAGATTCTAAAGCAGAGTACATCGCCTTTCAGTTTCCCGATAGGTTCTATGTAATGGAGAAGGACAAGTTGAGGTTGAAGGCTATAGAGTTGTGCGATGAATTTACCAAAGAGAATGTTACCAGAAAGAATAGGGTGAAACCTTCACAGGGTTTGTACAAATGGATAGGCAGATTCGGTAAGCAGGATGTGTTTACATACTTGAGGATAGAGGATGTGCAAGACATAATTTTTCAAGAAATTTCTATTCCTATGTAGGTTGTTAAGAATTTTGTGTATATTAGCTGTGTGCAAATAACCAAAACACTTATTAAAATGGAAAAGAAAGAGATTATTGAAATGATGCAAACGGCATTGCTTAACTCATCTGCTGATGTTAGTGGTGACTGGTTGAATGAAGAAGAGAAAATACAAGCTATGAGTGATGCAGCGTTGTTAACTCAAGCTATTGCTCTAATGCAAGGAGTAAAGAACTTCCAATTTTAAACCAAAAGTATTATGTCAAAGAAAATCTACACCCTCAAGCAAGACCTCCTCTACGGAGGCACTCTATTCATCGCTTCTGCTATAGGCATAGCGTTCTTTCTATTTATCTACGAACTAATAGAGAGAATATAATGTACTACTTGGATAGAGAGTTGGCTTCGTACCAAGAAGACCAAGCAAGGCAATGTGACATCTGCTATGAGTATTGTGATGACAGTTGGGTATGTTCCTGCTGCCACGATTGTGAGAAGGAGAGTTGCGTATGCGATGACGAAGAAGAAATAATCACACGACAAATAGACTACCAGAAATGATGACACATAGTAAAGCTATACTACAAGCTCAAATCATATTTGAGGAAGCGTTAAGCGACAAAGAATGTATTGACAAACTCTTGCACATAGATGCACAGATGTATGCGAATACAGGAGAGGAGACAAGTAAGGCAGAGATGGAATCTATCAAGAGGGCATCAGCCTTTATCTACCGACTCATCAAAGGCATTGACTATGATAAGGGTCAACGCTTTATTCAAGCAATGGGATTAACCCGATAAATAAAACCACTATGTCAAAACAAATCACAATGCTCAATGGTGAGCAACACTCTCAAGAATGGCTTGTACAACAAGCTATTGAAGATGACTTCTACTATGGCTATCTCGGTAAGGTAGCATTCAGTTCATCTAACCTAAAGAAACTTCTGGACTCTCCAAGAACCTACTACAATCTAATGCAGTATGGTGAGGAGACCAATAGCCAAGCTCTACGAGATGGTAGGCTAATACATACAATGGTATTAGAACCTCATAAGATAAACGAGATGACCTTCATAGATGTAGCAAGTAAGAACACCAAGAAGTGGAAAGAGGCGAAAGAGATTCACCCCAACCACTTACTCTACACCACAAAGGAGCGTAAACTTGCAGAGCGTATGACTGAAGCCCTGTTCAAGAATCACCAAGCAGTAGAGCTACTACGAGACTCTACCTTTGAAGTACCTGCCGTAGACTATGTAGAGGGCTATCCCTTTAGAGGTAAGGCTGACATCATTAAGAACGATGGTACTATCATTGACCTTAAGACAACTTCGGATTTACGCAATTTTGTGTATTCAGCAAGACACAAATACTCCTATGATGTTCAGGTGTATCTATACTGCCGACTATTCAATGTAGACTATACCAAGTTTAAGTTCTTGGTAATAGACAAGCTCTCGTGTGATGTAGGTGTCTACTCCGTTAGTGAGGAGTTCTTCAACAAGGGAGAGGAGAAGGTAATGTTTGCTTTGAATCAATACCACGACTTCTTTGAGAATAGACCTCTGGAGGAGATACAAGAAATGATTAACAACTATACCATTAGCGGAGAGTTGTGAAAAAGCACACCAAGATATATATGGACTACTTCGGCTATGTGTTAGATGACTTCATCCCTTGTGAAATTTGCGGAGGCAGAGCAGTTGACATTCATCACATAGAGAACAGAGGCAGTGGAGGTTCAAAGAACAAAGACACGGTTGAAAACCTAATGGCTCTGTGTAGAGCAGACCACATAAAATTCGGGGATTACCCACAGTACAAAGAGATGTTAAACCAAATACACCAAAAACTATTATGAACAAGTTTAGAGTATTCGTTAAGGACAAATTTGATGTAGTCTTTGACACAATAGAGAAAGCCAGAGAATGCCGTAGAGCATTAAAACAACTCAAGTATACAGGCATTGAGATTATCATAACTCAAGAAGATATAGACCCACGATGATTACCCCACTATACAGAATAAGGGTAAAATTGTATGTTTAAGCATACAAAATAAGGGTAAATTGTTTCATTATACTTACATACATATAACCTTTAAAATTAGGCGCACACATAAAAAAGTAGGCGCAAACCTTTAAAACAAAATAG